GACCAATAGCTTGTTCACTAATATCAGTAGATCCATTTGCAACAAACATTAATGTTTTTACGGAGTCTGGTACTGATGATTGCATTTTAAAATCTCTAACTACAGTACCAGATGGGTGATTTGCAAACATCGGTATAGAATATCCTGTAATGAGTTCATCAACGGATTCGTTGGTATTTATTTGTGTTTTTAAATAATTAGTATCAACATATAATAACTTGTTAGGATCGCCCGGATGTGTCATTAATGACATTTTTATTGAATTACCAGATGCATATGATATTTTACTACTAATCGAACCCATTAATGATTTTACTGTAAAATTAGATTTACTAGATGCTGCTAATCCATATTGTCTATTTCCAGATGCCTTATCAATCGATCCTAATATAATATCTTGTATCGTTTCCATATTAATTAATATTTTAGACGAATGTAAATATTTTCTCATAGCTACAAGCGAAGTCGATGTTCCAGGCACCATATGAGCATCAATACCAGGCCAGGTTGTTTTTTCCTTCCATGGCCCAGGTCTGTTTGCGGGGTCGCTTAATTTTTTATAATATGCTAAATCACCATACCAATTCATATCACCTTTATTATTAGTATTTGCTGGTAAAAATAATATATCTTTTGGAGTACATGATGTTAAATAATCATAATGATTACTACCACATTGTAAATCGTCACACATAATTTCAGCTGATGGTAATATTGTTTTCATGTTTGACATTGGGTAATCATTTATAAATCGTATCAATGCACCTAATGTTATATATCTAGAAAATTTAGTATTAATATTAGTTACTGTTGATGTTGGGTATGGTTCACCAAATACAATGTAATGATCTGTATTAGGGTAAGGCGCGCCTTTACTTGTATTAAAATCAATACATCCTATAGAATTAGGAGTAGACTCACCAGTTGCTGCTTTAATTGAATTATCAACTAGTTTATATAATGTTGCAAAAAAATTAGATGATGGATTAGTTGGTGGCGTAGTAGTTGGAGGTTCGGGTACTGTAGCTGTTCCGGAAACTGCGGGTTGATCTATTATAAGATCTGGATTAGTTGTAGGAGCAGGCGCTGGTTTAACTTCTGGTTCTAACGGCATCCATAATGCAATGTCAGCAAATGTATTACTTGTACCTCTAACTGATAATGTAATATCTATCTGACCAGATGGCTGATATGATAATTCAAAAGTTACAATTAATCCTTCGAATATAAATTCATTCATTTGCCTAAGTGAATTCATTACACTATCATCAATCTTCCAATTTGGATATTTCTTTTGTAATGCTTCTTGTTTAGGCAATGCATTTGGAGTTAATAATCCAGACGTTTCTGGAAATGATACTATAGCAGAATCTGGATGTTTGATTGTTAATGATATATAACGACCTGGCCGTAACCAAATATCTTCTACCGTATCTAAATCTCGCTCTGGATTTGGAATTGTTATATTAATAGTCGCAGTATTTTGACCACCCATAGAATTATCTGCAGTTGTTACATCGACTGATGTTATAAATGGGCCTATCTTTCTACTAGAATCAATACCGGAGGTTTTTAAATTGCTATATAATCCGGTTGCATCATTATAAGTAATACCATCGATATTATATGTTTTAGAATCATTTAAAAATCCATCTTTTCCGGTTGGTAAATATCTTCCGGAGATTACTTGATCTCCACCAATTCTTGCTATTGCATTACCAGGATCAATACTCCCGGAGTTGTATGCAATTAATTCAACATTTGCTATCTTTTCAAGCATGAATGCTAAATCTCTAGGACCTCTAGAAATCGCAGATTTACCGCGGGCATTTAATTCTGCTTGCAAATTAGCATCAACGTTTGAAAAAAGGAAACTCATTTTATAGTATTTAAGTTGTTAATAATTTGTTGTATATTGTTTTTAGTCGGTATTCTTAATTTTGAATTAGGTGGTACTATTATTGAACCTTTACCTAAACCATTTGCAGATGCAATTATCCACCATAATGAAGAATCACCATAAAATGTAGATGCTAATTTATCCAACCGTTCAATTGATGTTGTTTGTATATAAGTATCAGTTGATGATACCGGGATGATTGGTATAATCGTGGACGCTAAACGTCGAAGACCATTTCCATCTCGTAATATATTATTTGTTGAATATCTGCTCATAATTATTCTTTAATTTTTATTTAGGCACATCATTTAAATTAACATCGCCCTTACCACTTTCACTGCGGCGTTGCCACCATGTTTCTTTCTTACCCCTAGGTGCTATGGTCGGGGTTTCGTTTTTAGCTTTAATTATATCCCCATTTTCTGCAAAATCACTCAACCAGTTATGATCGCCTTTACCAGCTGATCCAGAAGCATCAAATTTATCAGCCAACGTATAGAATCTTCCACCTTTTTGTGGTAAATAATCAGTTATCATAGTAAATGTGCAAGATACTGATATTTTACGCGGTACTTGCTTCATTGTAGGATCTTGTTCTATATTAATCTCCCACGAAGTATCATTATCTTGCAATGTATATGATAATGATGTTAATATTGCTGGTTGTTGCTTGAATAAATCTCCAATTGTTATACGCATCCATGGGGCTTTCATAGCAATACTAGTTGTATCATATTCTGGAGCAGTATATCCTGCCATGGCATTCAATTTACGCCAAATTGGTTTAAGTTCATCTCGATCGGTTGCTATAATCATAAAATCTAAATTTACGTCTCTACTATATCCGGTATATTGATAATTTGGATCGGCACGACCAACAAATGATACAGGAGTCCAATTTGCAGTAAAACTGTCATTTAAACTAGTTATTGATGCCCTAAACACAATAATATCATCTGTGTCTGTTCCATTATATCCATTAAACAATTTAGGACCGGTAAAATAAAATTTTATGAAATCTTGTGTTAACCCAACCCCTAAAGATCCTAAAACTTTGCTTTTTGCGGTTTCCAATAATTTGTTTGTTACTGGGTTCCATGCATAGGCATGGGCTTCGAGTCGTTTTCCAAAGTCTATAACAGTTACTTTATCTCCGCGGAACGGTGTTATTAATTCATTTGGATAACGTGTAATGTCCCAAGCTCCTTTACTATCTTTCCCTCCTGTTTTATTCCATCGGGTTGCAACATGACTTCTCATTGTAAAATCATTGATCATTGCCCCTGGATTTCCTTCATCACCGAGTCCAGCGCCAAAGTATTTGTTGCCCATTATATTGAATACAGAATATGCACCGACTGGAGTTGCACTTGCTGCAGCATATAGCCCACCAATCCATCCTTTTCTAAGTAACGCACTAGCTCCATCAAATCGTTTATTAATTAGATTAGTATATGGAATCTTAGCACGGAAATCTGAAAATCTAAACTTATTGTCAATTTTTAACTGGTTTAATTCCAATGTAGCATATTTGGATACATAAAATCCGGTTCCTTGTTTATTTGTATCTAATGATATAACTTGAGGAAACCCGATCATCGATCCTAGGGCTTGGGCTGTTAATTGTTTTGCAAAATTAGAAATACTGCCCCCAAATGTAGCACTAACGTTAGTATTGCTACTAGTAGTCGAATATGATATGTATGAAGGATCAATCGGTGTAAATTGTGATAGATGGCCTGCTGCAGTTTCTGCAAATATATATTCACTCATATTTTATCCCCATGTTGCATTATTAAGTCCTGGTGCAAATATATTGTCTGCTTTAGTTTGTTGTGTTTGTGAATTAATTGCTGCTACTATAATAGAACCTACTTGTGTAAATACTTTAGATAATTGCGAAATATCAATATCACCACCACCACCGGTCATTTTAGCTGGGTCTCCAGCCATTACCATATCTCGATCATCTAAACTAAATGCGCCAAAATCTCCGGTTAATGTTCGACCTCCACCACCTGGCATAGATACAACATCTTGTCCAACTACTGCTGCTTCTGCGCCTAGATTTGTTAATTCAACAGATTTTGCGTTTAATGTAGCTTGTTCAAGTTTTGATACAGTTAATGTATCTGCTGTAATTGCGCCTAAACTTAATCCACCTATAGTTGCAGCTTCTTTCTCTAGCGGAGCTAACTTAACTGTTTTAGCTTTGTCCATTAATGCTTTCTTAGTTCCAGTTACATTTGTTTCTTGATTTGCTAATGTGCCGCCAATATTTGTTTCTCTTATACCTGTTAATATTTCTTCTAATATGCTATTAGTAGTTCGTGTATTTGATTCACTTTCTAATGTAGTTAATTCTTTAACATATTTTTGCATATCTTCGTTGCTACCGGCTAACCTAGTAGCCTCTGCAATTAAATCTGCTCCGGACTTCTCAAATAATGCAGCACCCCCTCCTAATTTACCCAATAAAGTATTTTTTTGCATTGATCTAGATAATGCAGCTTCATCCATTCCCAATAGTTTTGATAAATCTTGACGAGCAAGTAAATTGGTTTCTAATTGAGATCCTTCTTGCTGTAATATGGTATATAAAATGTCAGCTTGCTTGTTGTTGTCTTTTGCTAAAAAAGCTGTTCGATATTCACTAGTTAAACTTTTTCCAGCTAACCCATTAATGGCATCTTTTGCCCCAACTAATCTGTTACCTGATACTAATTGATATTCAATCTCATTAGCAATGCTAGATTCTATATCTAATAAAGAATCACCGGTGGTTTTCATTTGAGCCATCGATATTCCCATGGCTTTTGTTTTTAAGACAGCTAATTCTAGATTTCCAGGCATTTTACTAAATCCGATTTGTACATCGGCAGTTGAATCAGCAATTCCTTGTAGAATTTGCTTAAATGCCCCCATTTTACCGGAGGGGTCTACTGCTGTGGCTAAAGCTTTATTATATGCTAATTGAGCATCTGCTGATTTGCCACCTTGCATTGCTGCATAACTATATGATTCAGCTTGATCAGCAGTTAGTCCATTATTTGTAACTAACACACGTTGCATGGTGAGTAATGATTTATAATAGTCGTTATTTGCGTTGGCTGTCGCATCGACTAGTGGTATAATTTTTTGGATATTAATACCATATTGAATCGTTTGTTCGCCAGTAGCATTAATAGATTTGGATAATGTTTGGAATGTGGTACTTAATTGAGCTGCTACCTTACTATTTACTCCAAAGCTTTTGTTTATATCTTTATTTCTAGCTTCTAAATATAATGAAGACTCAGCAGCTGCTAAATATGATTTAGATAATTCTTGATTAACCGCAACAATTTTTCCAATACCTCGATTTAAATTTAATATTGTAGTATCTAATGCCGCTATATCGGTTATTAAACTAGCAATTGCCTTACCACCAATGCCAATAGTACTAAATAAATGTTCAAAATCTTCTAGTAACCCCATTGATTGCTTTGGCTGTTGTTTTAATCGACGTATTAATATTGATTGTTGTATATTCATATTACAATTAACTTTATTATAAATATTTATCGCCCAACTTTTCGTGCACTACGATTAGCTTTGGTTTTTTCCAATCGTTCAGCGGCAGCTGCCTCAGCATCTTCATCCATTTTATTGATTCGTTTGATCCAAAATTGCCGTATCATGATTGGCATATAATATATAGTATCCCAATCCCAACGACCTTCACCTCTCCAAATTAAATTGAATAAGTTTTCATGAAGTATTACTCGATCTGTTGGTTTAAAACCAAAAAAGGTCGGCACCAATTGGAAACCTAGTATTGAAGGTGCTCCCATCATCACCTTCAAAATCATATGTCATATTTAATCCTGGAGCATTATCACTAATATATTGTCTGAATTTTTTTGCAGGTCCTGCTAGGAATTCATATCTAATAAATGATTCTATATCAGAACTAGATCGATTTCCATTAATTTCAGTAATACTATCTAATAAAAATTTAGATATGGTAGTATCTCCAGATTTTATTCTATATGTGAATTTAATTTGAGTTTCTGAATTTATTTCATATGAAAATTCACCATTTTCATCCGGTGTAAGTGTAAATGGCTTTGCAGTTAATTTATGTAAATCGATAACCGCATCTATAGGTTTATTAGTTACCGGATCCGTAACAGTTACTGGATATTCACTCCCATAAGCATTAATTCTTGCTGCGATAATTAATGCATCTTTATCAGCTTCAATTATATCAGAAATAGATATTTGGGTTGTAATAATAGATTCTAACAATTTATCAAAAACAACTCCATTTTTTATATATGATACATCAGTTAATATATCTTCATCATATGCCGTCATATATCGCATTTCAATAGTACCAGAATGTAATGGGTGCTCTTCTGGATATACTTTACCATTACTTGGAAGATCTACAATTGTAACTGGTAATTTATTCTTTTTTGTTTGTTCAAATTGCTGTTTTGCAATTTCAATAATCTTTTGATCTTGTAATCGATTTGTCATTTGTGTCATTAATAACTCCTTTATATAACCTTTATTATAAATATACAGAACACAAAAAATGGGAGGTATAATCCTCCCATTCTAGATACTAGTATTTTTAATATTAGAAACTTAATTGTGCCCAATCATATCGAATTGATATATCGATACTAACAACGTCTTCTGTGCCCCAATCTAATGATCCAAAATTTGAATCAGTAATAAATGCTCCATATATTTTCCATTCTTCAATAACTTCTCCAATTGGTGATAATTGTTGCATGGTTAATGTTTTTTTGTAATATGAAGAATATCCATCTCTACCCGTAGCAGATTCATGGTGCAATAAAATCCATTGCATTACTGCTTGTGCTCCGGAGGGTACTATTGCATCATATAATGATAATGTTAATGCGTTCCAAGTAGATTTACCTTTAACATAACGTTGTACATTTATATAATCTAATGTTACCTCGCCTTGAGTTAATTGTGGTTTACTTGTTGATTTAATTAAATATGATGGTATTGATACACCTGGTCCGTCAATAGATAAAATAAACTGATGCTGCTTTTTAGGTTCCCAAGAATATGCATTTGAAAACATATTTGTATTATCAAGGTATCCTAATCCGTTTGCTACTGCTATCGCTTCTAATCCTGTTGCCATTTCATTGTCCTTATTTTTAAATATAAATATTAGCAAAGTAAAAAAAGGTGGAATATAACTCCCACCTTTATTATTACTTATTTGTTAATGTTATACAGGGAATGCTGCCCCAGTTGCTTGGATATTAAAATCTAATATAATAAACTCAGCCGTTCTTGTTGGTTGCAAGAAAAGTTGACCATATAAAATATTTTGATCTATAACATCTGGTGTATTATTTGTTTGATCCATTATAACACGGAATGCATATAAACCTTGTTTAGCTCTAACTTGTTCCATGTATGGATTTGCTATTGCTAAGAACCGGTTTCTAGTTTGATCTGTGTTTTGTTCAAATACTAAATATTTAGTAGACGATGCAATAAATTTCTTAACATCGATTAATAAACGGCGTACTGATACACGGTCTAATGCACTCGGTCTAGATTGTAATGTCTTTTGACCCCAGACACAGATTCCTTCATTAGGGAAGTTCGCAATAGGATTAACACGAGCTGTATACAAAGTATCGCGATTAGCTTGTGATAAATTGATATATGTGTCAGTCACACTAGTTAATCCACCTCTAGTTAAACCAGCTGGTGCATACCATGGAGCGGATACTTTATCATTAAACGATAACACACCCGGCAAAACAACACTAGGTGGTACCCACAATGGAACATTCTTAGCTGGATTCACAATTCTTACCCATGGCCAATATGTTGCAGTATAATTGCTATCCAATGTAGTAGTATCAGAAACAACGGTTGCAATGCTGTCTTCTAACCCGTTTGAGTCCATCACATAAAATGTATCTTGACGACCTTCTGCTAAATTGATTGCTAACGATGTTACTACACTGTGTTTGCTATTTAGGATACCTGGTGTAACTAACATGTTCATATCATAATAATCAGTGTTAGCTAACAATGAAAATGCTTTTTGATATGCTTTAGTTCCCGTAGTTCCGGTTCCAGAACAATCAAATCCAAATGTATTTGCACTATCAATCCATTTCCCAGAATATTTTGGTAAATTTGGACGAGTTCCATCAAATCCGCCTTGGAATGGTACAATGAACTTTCTAGTAGTAGTAGCAACATTAGTAATAAATGTTCCTGCTATAATTGCAGATTCTAATGATCCGGTAAATGGAGCTGCGGATGTCGGGAAACTTGCAGCTGCGTCTTGATTCATATCTCCTAAATAGAAACTAGTATTTGATCCGGTTGTAGATCCAGACGTTAATAATGGTGCTAAATAATTCAAGTTGTTTAATGATGCAAAATCAAAACCAAAATAGTTTCTAGAATTATAAGTACCATTAACTTGAGTAGTTACATATGCAGCTGCTGCTAAGTTAGATGTACTAGCATCCGGAATTGGTGATTCGATTGCAGCAAATCCAAATGGAATTATTGTTTTCTCGTTAGTTGCATAAGTAACAGCATCTGTAACTTGTACACGAATAAAATTAGATTTGTTTGGATAATCTCCAGAACTTACAATATCACCGGAATCAGTAATTGTTTGATATTGATCACCAATAACATTGGAGATATAACGAGGTGATGATGGATCTAAATTTACATTTGTAAATGTTTCTACTAAATCCGGAACTGAATCTGTGTCTTGAGATGAATATGGTGAAGTAGGAATATTTGAAGTATTAACTCTACGAACCAACACACTAAATGTACCATATCCATTTGGATCTGAAACTTCGGCAGATGTTCTTATATCAAAAATACCAACTTTAACTTCACTGTTAACAGAAGTACCATGGGAGATTGTATGAAATTTAAATAGATTTTTTACGACACTACCAATTTTTTGTGATGTAATCCACGGAGTTGCTGCTGTACTATAATCTTGCAATAATTCGTAATTAGCCAATTTAACCAATGACATTGTTACTGCGCCTAAATTTGCAAAATTTGTGTATGCAGATTTATTTTCATATTGCACATATGCTGGATAATCAACTGACTTAGGAGATGGTCCAAATACTTTGTTAACATATGCATTGCTAGATTCAACAATGGATGCTGATATTGCTGATCCTGTTATTGTCAAAAATGATCCGTCAAATCCAATTGCATCATCGGATGGTGCAATGAATGAACCAGATATTTTAATTGCAAATGAACCAGAACCACCATCTAATAATGATGACGCTTCAAATACAGCCGTTGCTCCAGATACATATTTAACTGGTTGTGATGGGTGCAATACGTGTGTTACTATCTTAGTAGAACCAGATGTAGCAACGATTGCCAATGCACCTTGATTTAATTTGTACCCATCTTCATATAAAAGACGAGTTACTGTGATCACATTACCATTCTTTAAATAGTCTTGAACTACATATGGTACATATGAATCATCAGTATAAGATCCAAATTTTTGTGTAAATTCACCCATCGATGTGATCTTTGTTGGAATTAATGCAGGTCCTTTTACAGTTGGTCCTACAATAGCCGCACCAATTTGTGCAACCCCTCCAGCTAAAAACGATTGATCTACTTCGTTCGTAAATACGCCAGGTGATACTATACTTTCTGCCATTAAATTGCTCCTATGATTTTTTATATATAAATATGGTTATTGTTTGCCAAACTTTAATCGATTGACGTAAATGTGCCATCTTCTATATTGATAGAACCATCGCCGTAACGTTCTTTAAGGGTTTCAATCAATTCTGATTCCTTTTGTCTTAATTCGCGGAATTGACCGATCATTTGTTCTTTTTGCAATTTCACAGTTTCTTGTTGTTCTGTAAGCGCATATTCTTCGATAGTAATCGATCCTATTAAATTTGCGTTTTTTGCAAAATCATCTCGTAGCTGAGTAATTGCTTCTAAATGTTCTTTGTCTAGTTTTTTTGTCATATTATTATTAATATTTAATGTATTATATACTATAATAGTAAATTAAATTTAAAAATCAAACCGTACCGGACTGTATCAGTTGACGTTTCTAATACTTGTGTAAAATCTATGTTTGATAATTCTGATACATTGAATATCATAAATTTTATTGTTGAATAATCTTGTAGTAATTACGTATCCCATCCCATTTTGGA